AACAAGTATGCTGTTCCGCCCGTCAACCCTGTGAATGTGCGCGACGTGCCGCTCGTCGTCTGGGTCGTTGTCGCTGGCGTCGATGTGACACTGTATGACGAGACGCCAAAGCCTCCCGTCCATGATAGGGGAATGCTCGTCCCTGAAACTGACCCAACCGCCAAGCCGAACGGTGCAGCTGACGTGTACATGTTTCCGCTCGTGATTGGTGATGAGTAGGCGCCGATTGAGTTGCCTGATGTGATTGTGAATGTGTACACCGAGGCGGCGGCCAGACCCGTGAATGTGTATGATGTTCCGGATGTCGTCTGGGTCGTCGTCGCGGGCGTCGTCACGAGTGAGTACGACGTTGCGTTCGTCCCGGCAGACCACGAAAGCGAAATGCTCGGGTTCGACGTCGAGCCGAATTGACCGATCGACCCGACTGGCCCGGCCGGAGGTGCTGACGTGTACGTAATGGTCGTGCTTGACGCGCCGTAGAAGCACGTCGCCGTCACGCTAAAATCGGTGGTTGCTGACGTCGAGCTTGTCGCGACAGCAAACGTGATCCCTGTGTCGTCCGAGCTCGAAAACGAAACGCCACTCGGCAGTGCCCCGTACGTCCACGTGATCGTCCCCGTGTAGAGAGCCGTTTGGCTGATCGTGAACGTCGTCCCGGCCGACGATGCAATGACATAGGGTGATGCGCTCGTAAGAACGGGCGTGTTGCCATACCCCGTGTAGACAACAATCAGACTCGTGAGACCGAAATCAGCCGAGGCTGATACGGTGAAACTTTCCTGGTAGGGCACGGCGTACTGCGCAACCGCAAAGGTGATTTGGGTATCATCCTTGGGGATCGTCTCCGTGACACCTGTTGGTAGGGTCGTGTATGACCATTCAATCGGGCCCGTGAGTGCTGCCGATGCCGTCTGAAACACTGAAAATGTCGTGGGCACGTAGGTCGGAACGACAAAGGGTGTTGCGGCAGACAATGTGGGTGGAGTCGGCGTCGTATCAATAAAAAATGTCACGGACGAATCTCCGCCGGTAAGATTCTGAACCTGGACCGTAAAGTTGTCGGTGAATACTGTGTTGCGTGCAATCGAAAATGTGATGGCTGTCGGAGAGACACTGTAAATTGAAAACCCTGACGGAAGAATTGGTTTAACTTGGAGAAGAAGCAGCGTCCTGCCCTGCGTTGCCTGGACGAGCGGTGTAGATGGAACTGAAAAGTTTGACATGTACAATGCAGCCCCCGTCACGATCCGAACGTCAGCAATGTACCCCGTGAAAAGCGTACCCGTGTTTCCACCGCCGATGAAAATCGAACGACCGCTCGTGTACGATCCTACGACCGGCGGGGTGTGTGAAACCTCTGTACCGTTGACGTAGAGCGTGACATTCGGACCCGTGTTGACGATGGCGACATGATTCCACATGTAGGGCGAAAGAACCTTACGATTCACACCTACGCGGAAGGTGTTCATCTCGAAATACGTGCTCGACACACCTTGGTAAAATTGCCAATCCATTTGAGACGCCAGGGTGGCTGATACGCTGCGCGATATGATCGTTCCAAAGTTTGTGCTCGATGTCCCGTAGACCCAAAATTCGATTGTAAAATTACTGCTCAAGATGTCAACGTCGAGCTTCGGGTCAGTCAACTCGATCAGCCCCGTGAACGACCCGGTGACTGCGTTCGTGTAAGGATTGGCAATCGAAATGTTTGGCGTCGTCGGGCTCGCCGGGGACGGGCTATTGTCGAGAATGTACGGTGCGGTTGACCAGTCGAGTATCCCCGTCGCGTCAGGATCGGACGTTTGCTGAACCGAAAACAGTTGTTCAGCCGTGACGATGAATGTGAGCTTGCGCGGATTGACGAGGTTCGGCGATACGTAGCTCGACGTGCCAATCACCTGGAAACCACCCAAGCTTGTGAGCGTGCTCGATGGGTTGGTCGCCGTCGCAATGTACCGGTAGGTCGTGTATGCTGTCGTGACACCCGTGACGCTGAGCACGGTTGTGAAAAAATCGGTCGCTGATGCAGCGCCCGTTCCCTCGTAGACCGAGTGCCACACCACGCTGTCGTTCGACCCAGCGATTATATATGCAGTTGCATTTGAACCACCAACCTCGATGAGTTGGATCGACGTGACCGTGACCGAATCTGGAATCTGAAGTTGGATCCATTCGCCCGAGCGCGGGACATTGTCAACATACGTCACTTGGGCACCCGTATACGCCCCGGCGGTGTACACACTTGTCGACGATGACCACTCGACGTTTTCGGTGAACGAAAATGCGTTTGACATGTTTCTTGACACGGACGATGCCGACATGATGTAGGTTCCGTTGCCGTACGGCTGTCCGTAAACGTCGTACGTCTGAGGGTTTGCAGGTGCCGTGAGGAAGAGCGATGCGGATGGGTACGCCATACCTGGAGGAGGAGCGTTGAACTGAAAGACACCGCCGTCAGTCACGGATCCGACGCTCGATCCGCCAAAGTTCATCGTCACACCGCTAGGCACGCCGGCCGATAGATTTACGCCGAGAGTGGTTGCAACTTGAGCGAGGTTTATGGCTTCTACGACGATGTTTTTGGTTGAAAAGTACGTTTCGGCTGCGACGGTAAATGTGATCCCCGAGTCTGCCGTTGTCACTGTCACCCCGGCGGGCGGAAACGTGTATGCCCATGACATGGCACCCGGTGATGTCTGTGCAATCGTGAACGTCCGCTGGGTGGTCGTGTCGAGTGCAAGCTGGGTCGGCGATACGAGCACGGGCTTGACGGCTGCCCGTACCGTGATGATCACCGTCGATGCCGACACACCGATGACGTTCGTCGCCGTCGCGGTGAAGACGACCGGTCCGAAGCTCGCCCCCGGTTCTAACGAAAACGTGATACCGCTGTCGGACGTCGTCGTCGTCGTGCCAGGGATTTTCGGCGAGTACGTCCATGTGATACCGCCGGTGTACTGTGCCGTCTGAGCGACCGTAAACGAATTGCCCGTGCGCGTGTCGAGATTTTGTGCACCGGGCGATACGAGCACGGGTGTGGCAGCCGCCTTGATGGAAAACTCGAGCGGTGTCACGGCAAATCCCGTGACTGAGCCGGATGCATTGACCCTGAACACGAGCGGTGTCGAAATGATCGTCCCCTGTGCGATGTTGATGGTTGTCCCCGTGTCCGACTGGTTCGTGTACGTGATGCTCGCTGGGTAGTACCCGCCGTCCCATGAGATTGGACCAGTCGCCGACGGTGCAACAGTCTGATTGATTATGAATGTGCGCGCGATGGTCGAATCGACAATAAGTGTGGTTGCGGCGGTTGTGATGTTCGGCTTGGAGCCGGATGTAAGGCTGATGGTCTTTGACGCCGAGACGCCGAGCACGTTCGTTGCTGTGACCGTGAATGGTAGGTGGTCGCGATACGGACCTCCGATAGTTAACGAAAATGTGATGTGCATGTCGTCCGACGAAGCAACGGCAGGACTTCCACCACCGGTGTAAGACCACGTGATGGGTCCAGTCGCCTCCGGTTGTATCGTTTGCGTGAATGTCAACGTCTGGTAAGTTGTCGTGTCGAGCGTCTGGTCAACCCCCCTGACGATCGGTGCGATGAACGCGCTGACATCAAAAGACACAGGAGTCGAGGTGATACCCGCTTCGTTGGTCGCCGAGACAATCATGGTTGTCAACGGAGTGTTTTGCCCGGCGCCAATCTGGAACAAGATTTCACTGTTCGACGACGATATGACAGACACGCCGGTCGGCACGTTGTACGACCAACTGATCTGACCGGTCGTCGTGACTGTCTGAATAACCCTAAACGTACGAGCCGCCGTCGACGTGTCGAAGGTGAGAGGTCCGGGTGAAACGACTACGGGTTTGGTTCCGGCTGCAAACCTGAACGTCTTGACGGCTTGTTGCCCCACCTGGTTTGTCGCCGTCACTATGAACGTCTGTGGCTTGACGACCAGCCCCGCTGGAATCGAAAATGTAATCTGGGTTCCGTCTGACGAAGAAACGTACACTCCATCTGGAAGTGAATACGACCACGTAATGGTTCCCGTGCCCGACGTTGCAGCCGTCTGGAGCACCTGGAATGTACTTTGCGTCGTCGTATCCAATGTTTGGTCTACGGCACTCAGTACTGGCCGTAAACCTGCAGCCAGCACGAAGGTCGCGCTCATACTCTAGGGTGTTATTATTGTTGCTGTCACATTCAATGCAGTCGGAACGAATAGCGTCCCGGCTGCAATCGTAAACACAATCTCCGTGTTTGTCTGTGACGTCACGGTGACCCCTGCCGGTAGAGGAATTGTATGTGACCACGTGATTGATTGATTGTACGGATTGTAGTAATTGACCGTGTAGGTTTGGGTGGTTGTCGTATCAAGCGTCACGGGCGACGGTGCCGTGACAGGTGTAAACAGACCCTGGTAATTGTACACTTGGGTCGCCATGTACTTGATCGGTCCGGCAAATCTCTGAAACTCGTTCTGGTCCTTCGTGATGAGCGTCCGTTGGGTCTGCGTGATGAGCAGCCGATGTGGCTGATCGACAAACCAACTGCGTTCTTGTTCGCTGAGATGGAGGAGCGTCGCATTCAACTGAATGGTGTACGCCGACGACACGGCTTTGATACGAATCGTCAGATCGTGGTACGTGAGCGCGCACAGAGGAAAGGCGCGCGACCAGTCTTGACAAAAGAAGAAGTGCAGGGGGTAAAAGCCGGTAGGCGTCGGGGCGCGCTGCGACCATGTCGATGCCTCGAGAACCGGCCACACCTGCGACGAATATACAACGTCTTGTGAATCGACAAGTTGACTGCCGATAATGAGATCGACCGAGTCGATGATTCCGGCCCATGAGCTCAAGGGTACAAGTTGTCCAGTCACTTTGTCGTGCGCCGTGAGATAACACGCACCGAGGAGGTCGCCGTACCTGTCAAAACGACACGACCCATCTGCATCAAAATTCATTTTTTTGAGTTCGGTACCGAACGGCACACTGTGCCGATACACTGATCGAAAAAATGAAACTTGGGGATTGCCTGAAAGCCACTCGTCCTGTGGCCCTTCGGCTAGGAGTTGCGCACCTCCGACGCTACTCATGTCTAGTTTTTAGTGAGATTTTAAGAAGAGTACAACACGGCACCCATACCATTCTGGATACGAAGGATGTTGTAGTTGACGGCGTACACGTAGGGCGAGGTCGACATGCCAGCACCGGACGTTGCAGCCCCCGTCTGTCCCTGCACGATGCTCTGCAGGTTGATGTTGGACGGGGTGATCAGACGGTACGTGTCGATGCGCGAGAAGTTGAGCGTGCCGGTCGGCTGCAGCTTGGACGTGTCCAGGCAGTACGGCACGATCGCCACGTTGGACACGGCACCGTTGTACGGAGCGTAGCCGTTGGGCGTGTGGTAGTACTGGTTGGCATCCACCCACGAAAGCAGGGAGCGAGACTCACCAATGTCCGTGCCGTTCACCTGCGTCTTGAACTGCAGGAACGATGCGTTGGTCGGACCCTGACCCGCTGGCACCGTCGTCGCCGTGTACGCCTGGACGTAGTTGTTCGACTGGAACGCCAGGAACTTGACCGGGTGAGCAAAAGCCAGCTCCATCACCGGGGCGGTCGGCACAAACTGACGCTGGACCTGGGTGATCAGCATATCCTGGGACGTCTTGGCGAAAAAGTCACGCTCAGTCTGGTCCAGGTAGATGAAGTTGGTCCAGAGG